GAGGCAGCGAAATGAATAAAGAAGACATCATTCGTAAAGCTGAAGAAGATGAGTGGATTGAAATAACTCAGTTCATGAAGTTGGCTGTGTTAAAAGAACGTGAGGCGTGTGCAAACCTGCGTAAAGAAGTGGAGTTGTTGGGTAAACAATCGACAGAATATGAAGAGGGTTTTTGGGATGGCTTAAGTAAGTACGAGGATTTAATAAGAGCAAGGGGCAAGCATGACACACGATGAAGTTGTTGACATGAAAGACTTTAATGAATGGTGGAATGCTGACATCATTAGAAGTAGTCCATTTAGAAGAGGTAGTCCTAAATACTGGGGATGGGCAGCATGGCAAGCTGCAGCCAAAGCCGAACGTGAGGCGTGTGCAAAGTGGCTAGAAGATGTAGTGGATGCCCCAAATTGGGCTGATGTTATCCGAGCAAGGGGACAACTATGACACTACCTCGCTATGTGGCACTGGCTAAAGCCTCTGAAGGTGTAACCAAGTATCGCTACAACCCACCACAGGATGCAGTGGATGCAGGGGTGGTGGCTAGGCGTGTGCTTGGCACTGACAAATCTAAAGTGTTTGCTTTAGCTGAAGAGCTGAATGCACAGCTAGACAACTGGCGTAAAGAACTTCGCTACCTCAAAGATATATCAGAAGATACGAAAGTTGTTGACTTAATCAAGGCGTATAAGAACAACATCACTTATACCAAACTTAGTATAAAGGCACAGCGTGACTACATCTACTATCTACAGGGATGGAAGGATAGCAAAGCTAATGGCATACCTCTGTATCAATGTAAGCTAGGCAGCTTAGTCACACCGCATTGTCAGAAGATATATGAACAACATGCTGAGCACAGTGTTAGCCTAGCTAACCACACCTTAGCTGTCTACAGGTTGCTCTTCAATTTTGCTATTCGTCATGGCTACATCACACACAATCCATTCAGCAAGGTGCTGAGAAGATCAGACAAACCTCGCAGGGTGGTGTGGACAAGGGAAGATGTTAGAGCATTCATGAACACAGCATACGCTACATTCAAGTGGCGTAATGTAGGACTCATTGTGCAGATGGGCTATGAATATGGACAGCGTATGGGTGATATGCGTAAGCTCAGATGGGATCAGGTTGATCTAGAGAAGGGTGTGTTGCACTTGGAACAAAGCAAGCGTAGGTCTAGGGTGACTATCCCAACAAGTGCAGGGTTGTTAGCTATGCTGAAGCAACAGCATGCTGAGTTTGGGTGGCAGCAATATATCGCACCATCCAATAACCCTGATAGGAAGGGTGGCCTACTGCCTTACAGCTTGTTCAATCTGTCTAGGGTGGCTAAGCAAATCATGACTGAGGCAAGTCTGCCCAGTGACTTGGTGTTGCAAGACCTACGAAGGACAGCCATCACAGAGATGATTGAGGTGGGTGTACCCATCACCAACATCATGTCAGTGTCAGGGCATGCCACACCGCAGAGCCTAACACCTTACATCAAGAACACTTTGCGTAGTGCAACAGTGGCTCAGGATATGAGGGAACTTATATGAAATACAGGTGTTCTAAATGCAAGCAGGTGTATGAGAGGGACAGTGACAAGGCTTGGATAAAAAGCTATTGCACTAAGACAGATCAGTATGCTAGATTAATAAAGGAGAAAAGAGATATGCAGTTGAGTCAGATGGAACAAGAGGCAGTTGTTGTTGAACAACTTGAGTGGCTAATTAAATATGAACTTAAGCATGATGCTGAAGATCAAGACTGGGAACTTATCAATGCATTAACAAGAGTGTTGAAAGAGTTTGAACCAATAAACTTTGTGGAGGAAAAGTCATGAGTGCTTGGCTAATTGCAATTGTTGGTGTAGTGTATGCAGTGGTGGCAGTGGATCTGCTGCTCAAGGGTAGCACTGGACTAGGCATAGCCTTCATTGGTTATGCACTGGGCAATGTGGGACTGTATATGGAGGCAGCGAAATGAACAAAGAAGACATCATTCGTAAAGCTGAAGAAGATGAGTGGATTGAAATAACTCAATTCATGAAGTTGGCTGTGTTAAAAGAACGTGAGGCGTGTGCAAACCTGCGTAAAGAAGTGGAGTTGTTGGGTAAACAATCGACAGAATATGAAGAGGGTTTTTGGGATGGCTTGCACAAGTATGAAGACCTAATAAGAGCAAGGGGACAAACATGAAACCAATAGCATGGTATGACCCAAGCAACGGCACGGTGAGTACAGACCAAGACTGCCCTTTGTTTACACCGCTTGGTCAGATATGGCCTTTGTATGCAAAGGAAGAAGCGAAGGATGAGCCTGTGGCAGAGGTAACAAGCGAAACAGGTGCAGACATAACAATGTCTTGGTGGCATGAACCTGCTTTGCCAGTTGGCACAAAACTCTACACCACCCCATCACAGCGTACATGGGTAGGGCTGACGGATGAGCATAAAGAGGGATTGATTTGCATGACCGATCCCAACCCAGAGCCACATCATTTGCGTGAGTTGATTGATGTAGTTGAATACGAACTAAGGAAAAGAAATGATTCACACTGAAGAAGACGATGAGTTTGCTCGCATCGAACGAGAAAACAAAATGAAGGGACAGCCTTACCACTTTGATATTTTTGTTTCTCCATCACAGCGCAACCAAGTATTAGAGGAGGCTGCGAAGATGTGTGAAAGCCATTGGGAAAAAGATGGTGCGGCTTTATGGTGTGCTAAAGCAATCCGAGGGATGAAGAAATGAAAGCACATGAACTTGAAAACCTCATCATGGCAGCATGGATAACTAAAGAAGACATCGACTCCATCCTGTGGGTGTTGATGGACAGAGAGAAGAGTCCAACAGAGGATGAGCTAGCCAACTTATTAATTGGACTGCACACCCTTCACGATGCTAGAATGGCTAAGCTGTTTAACGCATACGAGCAAGTATTAAAGACCAACAAAATAACTTACAAGGGCTATGACATTTCTAAAAACCCATCTACCTTGTGAGACATGTGGTAGCAGTGATGGCTTATCACTGAATGAAGACATGTCCACCAAATGTTTTGTATGTAATAAATATACACCCGCAACTAACAATGAAAGACTTGAAGTGATTGATGTAGATAGTGAAACTAAAGACACAAGCTCTTTCCTGAAGGAATATAACGAAGGCCACAGTGTGAGTGTGTCAGACAGACGCATTAACAAAACCACGATGGAACGCTATGGAGTTGTTCGCAGTGGTGGTTATTATTACTTTCCCTATTACGATAGCAACTCACAACTGGTGGCAGCTAAGCGTAGGGAAGTGAAGGATAAGAAGTTCACCACTGTTGGTGGATGGAGCAAAGGTACACTGTTCGGACAGAACCTATACCCATCCAATGGCAAGTACCTCACCATCACTGAAGGTGAGTTTGATGCACTGGCTGCATATCAATTGACAGGTAGTAAATATCCAGTGGTATCTATTCGCACAGGTGCAGGTAGTGCATTGAAGGATGCCAAAGCAAACTACGAATACATCAACAGCTTTGAAAACATTGTGCTGTGCTTTGATGGTGATGAGGCAGGACAGAAGGCAGCAAAGGAAGTTGCTGAATTGTTTGGCAGCAAGTGCAAAATATTTAAACCAGACCCTGCATACAAGGATGCATGCGAGTGGCTAGCAGATAACAAAGAAGCTGCATTCGTAGCCCGTTGGTGGGCAGCAGAGCCTTTCGTTCCTGATGGTATTGTCAGTGGCACTGGGCTGTGGGAGCTAGTGTCTAAACCAATGGAAGCAGCAGATTGTTTCTACCCTTGGAAGGGCTTGAACGATATCACCTATGGCATTAGAGCAGGTGAGCTTGTTACATTCACAGCAGGTAGTGGCTTAGGTAAGAGTCAAACTCTTAGAGAAATTGTTTGGCACTTGCTACAGAATAGCAGTGATAACATTGGCTTGATGTTTCTTGAAGAGAGTGTGAGAAAGACTGGCTTGTCAATGATGAGCCTTGCTGCTGATCTTCCTATGCACCTACCTACAACTATGGTGTCTGATGCCATACGCAAGGATGCCTTTGATAAAACACTAGGCACTGGACGCTTATACTTCTTTGATCACTTCGGCAGTACAGCCATTGAAAACATTGTCAATCGTGTGAAGTATATGGCTAAGGGATTGGGATGTAAGTATGTATTCTTAGACCACTTAAGCATCATCGTATCCAGTCAGGACAATGGTGATGAGCGTAAAGCCATTGATGAAATTATGACCAAGCTTCGCATGCTTGTGCAGGAAACTAGCATTGCTCTCATCATTGTTAGCCACCTCAAGCGTCCCTCAGATAAGGGACACGAAGAAGGTGCAACCACTAGCTTAGCTCAGCTTCGAGGCAGTGCTGCCATTGCACAGCTTAGTGACATGGTGATATCGCTAGAGCGTAATGGACAAGCTGACGATCCTGTTGAGCGTAACACCACCAAGGTGAGGGTTCTCAAAAATCGTTTCGCAGGTGCGACTGGACCCGCTTGTTCTCTTCTATACAACAAAGAGACAGGCAGGATGTTTGAGATTGACGATCCAACAGAAGGTCTATTACTATAAAATAGAGTTTGACTTTTCTATTCTTTAGTGTTACAACTTTAGCCATAGGAGGTTCTATGCGAACTAAAGAGCAAGCACGAGAGTACAACGAAAGATATTATGCAAAGAATAAAGAAAGACTTAAACAAGAAGCCTCTCTTTATTATCATGAGCATAAAGAAAAGACATTAGAAAATGTCAGGAAGTACCGTGATGAGAATAGAGAAGTCATTAGAGAAAAGGGTCGTGAATACTACAGACGAAAACATAAGAATCGTTTATTGAATGCAGCTAGATCTAGAGCAAAAAGATATGATCTTGATTTTGACATAACAGAAAATGATTTTGATATGGTAGATGTCTGTCCTTTGTTAAACATACCTTTGTTTATTGGTGAAGGGAGGAAAAGTGTTAAGCCTAATTCACCTAGTATGGATAGAATAGATTCTACTAAAGGGTATGTAAAAGGAAATGTCTGGATAATTTCTTACAAGGCTAACACCATGAAAAGTAATTCAACCTTAGAAGAATTTTTATTGTTAGCTGAAAACTGGCAGCGTATTCATAAGGAGAAACTATGAAGAAGTGGGATGGATTTGATAGTGCCATCATAGGCACAGCTTCTGTATGGAATGGTAATGAGCGTGTTGATGTACTTGTGTATGACATCTATCAGATGGTGGAGCAGCTTACCATCAGAGATGGGATGTCTCAAGATGATGCTATTGAATACATCAACTTTAACATTGAGAATGCTTACATAGGAAAGGACACACCAATCATAGTGTGGGAATATATCGATGAGTGACGGAGGAAAGGGACACACTCAGCGTCCCAGATCAATAGCTGATGAGGAATGGGCTACTAGATGGAATGCCATCTTTGGTAAAGACTCAATAGAAGATTACAAACAGTCGGAAGATATTAATAACCTCCGACAAAATGATAAGGACAATGACGATGATCTTCTTAGACATAGAGACAAACCTGAAACATGACACCATTTGGTTGTGTGTTACTAAGCACAACACCACTGGTGAGGTGAGGCACTGGCGGGAAGCCGACAGCTTGCAACAATACTTAGAAGGTGAGCAAGTGGTAGGCCATAACATCATTGGCTTTGATGCTCCAGTGCTGAAGAAGGTATGGGGTGTTGTCATTCCAGACAACATGTTGGTGGATACATTGGTGATGTCACGCCTGTACAAGCCCGACATTGACATTGTTATTCCTGAGCAGGGCAAAGCACCTAGTCCACACAGCCTAGAGGCATGGGGCTATCGCTTAGGCAGCTACAAGATTGGATTCACTGACTTCGATGGTGGATGGACACAAGAGATGGCTACCTACTGTGAACAGGATGTTCAACTTTTAGAAAAACTGTATGTTTTTCTGACAACAACAATGGTGAAGGAAGGGTTTTCCCTACAAAGCATTCAGCTTGAGCACGATGTTGCCATTATTTGCAGAGGGATGGAAGACAACGGCTTCATGCTAGACATGGAGAAAGCTATGGTGTTGAATGCAACACTTAGTGGACGCATGTCTGACATTGAAGAGAGCATGCAGCAGGTGTTTCCTCCCATCGTAGAGCAACGCTTCTCTGAGAAGACAGGCAAGCAGCTCAAGGATAAGATTACCGTTTTTAATCCCGGAAGTAGGCAGCAAATTGCTGAGCGATTGGCAGGGCTTGGTGTTGTCTTTACAAAGAAGACAGACAAAGGCAATGTCATTGTTGACGAAGCTGTGCTTGAGAAGATTGACTTGCCAGAGGCTAAGCTTGTAGCTGAATACTTAATGATTCAAAAAAGAGTGGCACAGATTAGCAGTTGGTTG